TCAAACTCAAAAAAGTTTATTTATAAATATCCCCAAAAGCAATAAAATAAAAAAGGAGGAACAAAGTCCTCCTTTATTTTTTAATTCGATAATCAAATTATTCGATTACCTCATCAATTTTACTTTCCACTATTGCGGTAATACGCCAATCTTGTGTGTAATGTTCATAGATTTTAGTTACTTTTGCCTCAACATCTGTTGGGTTATAACCAAGAACTAATTTCTCTAATTTTATTTTTTTGACTTTACCTGATTCTTCATCAACTAAATCCTCGGTAATCTTTGCCACAAAATATTTTTGTCCATCTTCCATAACTAAATGATTTTTTAAATTAACTAATAACCAAGTTTAGCCAATTTTTTCATTAAATCAAGAGTAGCATTACCTTTTTCACCAACATTTCTCTCTATTGCCATTTTTTTATCTTCATCTAAATTTTCAGCATACATATCTCTATCCTCTTTATTTAAGAACAAATATGCACCTGGTGTTGAAGGTGAAGAAACAAGGTCGAAACAAATTAGTTCAAAGTCATCTTGTACTTCATTTTGTTCACCCACTTTTTTAAGTGAACCAACACCACGAGAGGAAATTCCTAAAGTAACACCTTGTCTAAGATAATTTGCCGCCATATCCCCCTTTGTTGAAACTATTCCTCTTTCGTGGAAACCTGGTGAAGTTAATAATTTTAGTTTACCCATCAATATAGGACCTTCCCACCATACTTCAGTAATAATATGAGAAACTCTATCCAAATCGATTAAAGATGACTCAGGGTGATTTAACTCAGATAATGAAGTACCTTTTTGAATCATTTTTTTATAATTCTCAGCTTCTCTTTTTAATATTCTTTCGGGATAAACTCTTCCATTACGATTTGGAGTATTATATTTTTGTAACACTGCGTAAAATTCGAATGGTTTAGAATGGTCTAAAAAGTTTTTAGATTCCTTTATTATTTTGGCATTTTCATCCATTGATGGAGAAACATAACCCGCGTCATATTCGATTAGTATACCTTTACCCACATGTCCTGGTTTAATTACTTCTAAGTTCATATTTGAATTTTATTATATAAATATAAATCAAATATAGTTTTATATTTCTGTGGAGTTATTTTTATCCTTTTTGGTCAAGGTAAATGAAAAATATTTATTATTATAAAAGTTATCCTTGAAAACATTTTTAGTAATATCTTTCAAACTATTTTTTATTTCAGGGGATTTGAAATCTAAGTCGGATTGTTTTGTGAAAAAGTTTATTTCTAAATTAAGAAAAGATTTTTTATTTAAGTTTATACCACTTGACCTTAAATCTAAGTCCACAATAAAATTTTCATTAAATAATTCTTTGTTTATGTTGTGATAAATTGTATGTTTGATACTTCTACTTAGATTCAAAACAACCCTACTCCAATTCTCTACGTCATCCTTAGGTTCAACCCATGTTTGTATGTTTAGGTAAATGGAATTTAATTCAAATGAATCTACAGTACCATAAACGACCTTTGCAATTTTAAAACCTTGTATTTTTGAGGTTTTCCCTTTTTTCATTAATTTGTAACATTTTCAGTTTATTTTTTCATAAAAATAGGGAATATTTACTCAATAGTCAAAAATAAATTATTTTAACAAATATTTGTATTATATGTTAATAGTTAAAGTCGATAATAAAACACCAATAGAAAAGGCCTTGAAACTTTTTAAAAGTAAAGTTATCAAGACAAAATTAATGACTGAGTTAAAAAACCGAAAGGAATTTGTTAAAAATTCAGTTAAAAGAAGAACTGAATTGAACAAAGCTAAATATGTCCAAAAAATCAAAAATAAAATAGATTAGATACTACTATCTAATTCTTCCAACCTAAATAAATTCAATTTATCAAACTTCTCATTTGTAATTTTCAAAATCGTTTCATTAATTTTGTCAACTACTTCTTTTTCTGAATTTTCTTTAATGTTAGTTAATTTATTTAAAACACTTTCTTTAACTACTTTGTACTTAGACTCCATCTCACTAATATCAGAAGAAAGAAATCTCAATAATTTACCTTTAGTGTTTTCGTCTAATTGTTGTACGTAGTTTTTGATTGTTTTGTTAGCTATGTTAACCATAGTTGATATAGGTAAATTAATAGATTCCTTTTCTTGTTTAACTTTTCTTTTTAAAGATTCTGTAATTTTTTTCCTACTATTAATTTTTTGCTCAATAGTTAATACACTATCAGAAAACAAGTTGTCAATATCTGTGTATTCATTTTCCACTTCAACACCCTCTACCCACAATTGAAGTTTTTTCAATTTCTTTGAATTAATCTTACTCACAATGTTCTTATATTGATTGATTGTTTCATTAACATATTCGTTAACTATTGTACTATCAACATCTGATTTATTTTTTAGTTCATCATATATCCAAAATAATCTCGTAAGATTTTTGTTTTCTAAAATTGTATTTTGAAAATTTTTGAGTTCCGATTTGAATTCATTCTTATTTGAAAATGATTCTAAAAGTATCTTGTCAATTTTTGATTTAATTATACCAAATTTCATATTTTTTTTTATTAATAAATATTAATCTTTTAGGAGTTTACTCAATTGACTTTCCATTTCGCCCAAATAATTTTTAGCTTTGGACAAATCAATAAAACTCATTTCTTCAAATATTCCTTCGTTTTCCAATAATATATTCAGATTATCTCTATTGTTGAATGTTTCCCCCATACCCTCAGGACCTCCTGTTGGTGGTGGTGTCCCCCCTTCTCCTCCACTTGAAGGTGGTACATTACCTGATGTTGTACCACTAGTTTGGGTATACAATTTATCTACGTTATCGAATACACCTGTGTTTGTTATGATTGTTGCAGTATTTGTAAGCTCAGCTCCAACGGCTTTTTCAATTCTTTGTTGTTGTAAATCAAGTTTGATTTCCTCATCAGAGAATCCCATAACGTGTTTTTTTGCCCATGAAACAGAAGTTGGAGCAATACCTTCAATTGAAGTTACACATTCTTTATACAATGCAACTTTTTCTTTCCATATATCTATTTTAAGTAAATCTGCTTGACTTGATGGATTTGTCAAACTCAAGGTGAAGTTAGAAAGTTCATCTTCGAATCCCAAAAGAAACAAATGTACAATTGCAATTTTATTTAATTCTGCTACCATAGATTTTTGAATTCTATTAATAGTCCTAGCAAAACGAATATCAATTAAAGATAAATTTTTACCATCACCAACTGGTTCTTCAAAACCTAAGAATGCTTTAGGTACTCTTAAAGCAGTTAATAACTTTTTTTGAATGTATTCGATATCAGCAATCTCACCCAAGTTTTGACCACCTGGTAAGGTGTCAATTGGACTGGCTGCTGCAGCATCACGTACAGGAATAAAATAATCTTGGTCAACGGCCATTTGATTGAATCTCATATCAACATTACCTGTTTGAGAATCAACAACCTGACTTCTTTTGAACTTGTTTGCAACACGTTGTACATATGGTTCAACATCTTTGTCATCCATATTTCCCACAAAAACTTTGAATACTCTCCTTTCAGGTGCTCTCGAAGTTCTATATATCAACATCGCATCTTCTGATAAAAGTAATTGTTTCCAAATTCTTCTTGCTTTTTCTAACATCGAAGTTCCATAAGGTAATTTTCTATCATCCCCCAATAATCTGAAATGAGCAATTTCCCAAGAGTTAAACTCCATATCTTTTGCTTTCCATTTAAATCTTAAACCTTTGTTTTCAGCTGGTTCTTCAACATTTTGTCTACTTGCTTGAGCCGGCATACCTCTTTCCAAACGTTCAATTTCGATGTTTGGTAATTGCATACAACCAACAACCCCCTTTTCAGGGTCTAATTTAAGGTATACAAAGTTATCACCATATTTACAAGTATTTCTTGTCCACATAGGTAGATTGGTATTCAAGTCCAACACATTCAAAAACAAGTCCAACAAAATACCTTTGATACGTTTGGATTCTGAATAGATTTGTAACATATATCCATTTTGGTCTACAGTTGTTGATTCTTCACCATAAATGTCCAAAGCTGCTGAAATCTCAGGTGTATATTCCATTGATTCATAGTCGTAGAATGACGCTAATCTTGTTGGTTCATAATAAACAGCTTGAGTATATAAATTACTCTCAATTTTCGTCCATTGATTTGCTAAGTAATAAGTTTGTTGTGCCTGTAATAATTCCTTATCAAATTCTTGTTTTGATTTAGTTTTTAACAACTCTTTCCTATCAAAACTATACGTTGGATAATCTTGATTAAGTAAAGCATTCGGACCAAATGCCTGTGTTAATCTTTGCCAAACTGTTAAATTCTGTTGATTATTTTCCATAAAGAAATTTTAAATATATTTCTGTTGTTTTAAATAGTTGTATCTAATTTGAGGTATTATTAGTTGTACTATTTGTATTGTTATTTTTAAATGGGACTTTATCAGGTGGACTAAGTTTTGTGGTAGATATTCCTTGACCTGGTACATTCAATTTTGACCCATTGAATTTTTTGTCCCCACTTTTTTTTCTGTTTACAAATCCCATAATCTTTTTTTTATAAATATTACCTACCTCCGAATAACCAAGAGTATTTCATATAGTCCTCCTTAGTAATGTTCACATTACTTTGATTAATCCTATCGTGACCGAATGGTATTACTGGATTAAAATCAATTTGTTTGGCGGCAGTTTCATTATTAGTAACAGACCAAGAATCCAACATTGCTTTGGTCTGCTCTGTTACCTTTTCCAAACTACTAAAAGAAGATTCTGCAACGTATGTGGCCATTGCAATAGACATAATTAAGTCATCGTGTTGGCCTTTTTGGTGGTCTGGTCTTCCATTTACATATACAAAAGTGTTCATTTCATTGAACAATCTCATACTATAAATTTTGAATTGGTGTCTCATAGCTTCCTCAAATGATGCTATTATTTGGACTCTTTTATTGTTGAAGTTTAATCCCGGTATTTTTTCCAACGCTTTTGGGTCATATTTCCATTTGTTAGCTAAGTCAACACCATCAACATACAAATTCTTGTAACCCATTTCTTGTAGTTTCCTAGATGTCGATACACCCATACCCCCAGTGATATCTATTACAATGAAACAATTATACATATTACCCCACTTATAACATATTTCAGCCATCGTATCAGGTGGTAGTTTCCCAACATATTCAGCAACTTGTTCCCTCTCATCAAAATCAATGATTTGAAATGAACTAAAATCTTCACTATCCCCTCTACTCACATCCACACCCATTACATATTTGTGACCCATCACTGGTTCTTTCCAAATCCACAAAGAGTTACCAATCATTTTATTTTGAGGTTCTTTAATCATATTCTCTTTAACTCTTTGCATTAATAAAGAATCAAACACATTATCACCTGAACCAAGAAAGTTACACTCTAATTCTTGAGATACTTTTCTTTTATCATATTTCAATTTTTTAACCATACCTTCAAACCAAGAAGAACAAGGTTTGTAACCCGAATCCATCATTAGTTTGAGTTCCTCAAAGTTTCTATCTTCAAATTGAATATTTTCCCAACTAATAATTTCTTCTTTAGGATATTCCTCTTTGTTAAGTAAATAATGTATAGTATCTTGAGTTTTAACCAAATACAAATCTTTTGTGTATCTTGGGTCTCTAAACCAAAACATTTCAGAGATTTTGAAATCATTCATTCCTCTACTTGCTTGGTTATATATTTCATAATAAATTGCATCATAACCATTTGGTGTTGAAACAACAATTACTTTACCACCCGTAGAAAGTGAAGCCATACAAGCCGCCCAGAAGTCAGAGTCCGCATCAATAAACGCAGCCTCGTCAAATACAAGTATTGTTGGGGTAAAACCACGAAGGGCATCTTTTGATGTTGCTACCGCTTTGACTTCACACCCATTATTTGTTTTGTAATGTTTTTGAGAATTTTTTTCTGCAGCAAAATCAATTCCCACCCAAGATGGCCACTGACCAATAAACATTCTTATTTTGTTTGCCATCTCCATAGAAGTATCTAGTTTGTTAGCAATAATCAAAATTTTCTCAGGTTTTACTTTTTTAGCGAAAGCAATTTTCTTTGATATCCATGCCGCTGTTACTGTCGATACACCAGCTTGTCTATATTTTAATGCAATATTTTCATTGTATTCTTCATAATCATTTAGTAATGATATTTGGTCAGGAAATAACTCTAATGGGACATATTTTGAAACTGTATTATCATATGTTTCCAAATATGTTTTCAAAGCGTAAGGTGTATCTTTCATACATCTTACATATTCTATCATAACTTGTTCTTTTGTTAAACTCATAAATTGTATTTTAAATAAATATAAAAACCCCCACTTAATAATAAATGGGGGTTTTCAAGTTAATCTTCATCTTCGTCATCGAAATCAAAATTATCCCAATCATCAGGATTGAAATCGTCATCATCTTCGTCATCCTCGTCATCCTCGTCATCTTTAGGTTCAATAGGTTTCTTCTTTTCAAACTTCATTTTTTCTATTGGTTTTTCGTTTTTCTTTTCGTAATTAATATCATCTATAATCTCTTGTGACAAATCCAAAAACTTGTCGATTTGTTTTTTGTCATTTTTAAAAACACCTAACATCATTTCATTATAATCATCAGGTTTTCCCTCAAATTCTTGAGCTAACATTAACAATAAATCGGGTTCAATTTCACGTGAATAACCATCAAGTTCCATATCCCATAAAAATCTTAATTGTTCTATTAGGGCTCTACCATAATTCATATTTTTGATTTCGTGTTTGTGGGCATCAGCTACACCCATAATTGTATCACCAACTTCTTTGTTTTTAGGTAATGTAAAAATAGAATCATAATATCTTGCTCCTTTAACCAGTTCGTGCATAAGTAAAGGAAAATTTGGGGCTGCAGCATCAATAATCCAAACCCCATTTTTATCTAAATAGACATCACAATATGCGACTCTACCAGTAACACTTTGAGCCATTCTTTCTAATTGTGCCGTGTTCTCCCAATAAAAACGAGAGGCTCCAGAACCAAACTTTTTATATAAATCAACTAATCTTGGGTCAATGGAATTCAATTCATTTTCAATACTATTAACAACATTAAAACCATCTCTCCAAGCGGCTCCTTGAGTCAAGGCATTTTGTATATGTCTTTGTTTTACCCTCTCGTCAAAAGAAGAATCCACTTGTTTTACCTTTTCTATTTTTGACGTAGGTATTTCTTGTGATAATTTTCGACCACCACTACCTTGACCTAAAATCGCATTTACTTTTATTTTACCAGTATCAACCCCTCTTTTTATGTGAGGATACATATTAAAAAAAGTAACTAAAGCTAAATCTTGTAAATCACTTTTATGATTTGATTCTATATTTGGTAACCCAAACATCAAAGATGTAAATTCTTGTGAACTTGGTGCTTTATTTTCAGGATTATCATAAAGATTTTTAGCAGTACGTTCTATCCTATTTTTTACATCATCAGGTAAGTAATCACTAATGGGTGCCTCAAATAACCAATTTTTTTTCATTACTTCTTTTTTAATCTATTATAAAGTTTTTCCATAACAAAATCAAATTCTTCTTTACCTTGAGGTCTAGTTTCAGGATTTTCGTATGGTGTAATTCTTTCAGGTTTTCTTCTTGGTTTTTCCTTTGGTTTTTCAGTTGGTGTTTTTGGCTTTGTTGTTGGTTCTTTTACACCTGGTTCAGCCATAAACTCTAAATCCATCATATCTAATTCAAAATCTTCATCTTCACCTTGAGGTCTTGTTTCAGGATTCTCATAAGGTGTTTCACGTGATGGTTTTCTTCTTGGTTTTTCTTTTGGTTTTTCCGTTGGGGTTTTAGGTTTAGTGGCCGGTTCTTTCACACCAGGCTCTGCCATAAATTCAAAATCTTCTAACATTTCAGATTCACCGAAGTAGAAATCCTCATTTATTCTATTTTTTAATAAACTTAGTAAATCCTTTTTAGTTATAGTTGGTTGTAATGATTCTTTAACTAATTTATCTAAGTTCTTTTCAGTCATAAAATTTTCAAAAGTTGGTCTAATCGACTTATTAACATTTTTTCCTACTTGGGATGCAACAACAGAACCTACTTTATCTAAGTAATTTGCCATTGTAAAGTTTTCCTTAGTTTCTTTCTTTTTGTATTTAACTGTTTTATCGAGATGAATTTTTTCTGGCATATTTTTATATTGTTTCTTGGATGTGCTTTTAGAAAATTCTTTAGCCATTTTACACCATTTACAATCATCACTTTTACATTTGTTACAACGAGCCCAAAACATACCTTGTTGAGCTTTGGATTCAAATTTTTCCTCTAATTCGTCCTCTTCCATCATTTCAACGGTTGTCTTACCATCTTTATTTGAAACTACAGCATTTTTTACATCCATAGAACCACCAGGGTTTAAAGTATATATGTCAGTTGTTTTCGTTGTTTTTGTTGCATTTACTGGTTGGGTTGTTTGTTCACCAACTTCTTTATTGTTCATTCTTTCATACAACGCATTTATTGTACTTTCATTCAAAGACACGATAAATTCAGGTGTCAAACCACTATCCAATAAAAAACCAACTTTGTTATTAAGATTCATAGGAAAATTTTTTTTCAAATTCAAGGACTATATCCCTTTCATATAATTTATTTTTTACGTTTTCTTCAGTTTCTCCAAATCTGAAAACCAATCTTTTGACTAAATCAAAATTAATTAATTCAGATTCATTCTCCCAACCTAAAGCCACCACATCATCTATAGCATCAATCATTGAAAAATAATCCGATTTCTGTATGACTGACAAAGAAATTTTGTCATTTTTTAAAACCCCAACTTTATTTATATGTTCCAAATCAGGTGGAAGAGGATAACCATTCGATGGTTTCGATTCCCACATCTCACCCCAAACATCGGTTATATTACTACTAAATATAAATTCGTAAATGTTATCACCTTTGTAGTTCGGTCCTAACTCATTAACATATATCAAATAGTTCATATCAATTTACCACTTGTTGTTACACCAAATTTTTCACCTTTCATTTCAAAAACTAAGGTACCCTTTTTGTTTTTACCAATAAGTTTTGCAGCTGGATATTTGTTCAAAAATTTTTTTGAAGTCGATTCTTGTTTGAAACTTTCAGATAACCTTTCCAACTTACTTTCGTTGATATTCTTAGGTGTTTCGTTAAAATATTTTTGTAAAATTCTGTCAACCTTTGATTCTGAAACACCATAACCCATTTCCCTCATTTTCATTTTTTGTTGACGTTCTTCGAAACTTTCTCTTCTTCCATGTCTTGGATACATTTCAGCCATTTCACCTTCAGGTGTCATAGGTACTTCAGGTTCAGGTAGTTCCTCTACATTCATATCAGGTTCGGGTAATTCCTCATTCTTCATTTCTGGTTCCTCAGTTTCTTCAAATTTACCAATAATTTCTTCCATATCGTCAGGTTCAAGTTTACTTAAGTCCAAAGCCGATAAAATTGAATTAATAACATACTTAACATCTTGAGAAGACATATCATTTTCTTCCTCCGAACCAAATGTTCTAAGTTTTTGAGCTAATTTACCTGTAAGTTTTTGAATACTTTTAAAAGTAACAATATCTTCATCTTGTGGAGTTTCTCCCTCATCATCCATAGGAACTTCATCATCAATTGGCATCTCATCTGTCATAGGTTCTTCATCAGACAATGGTTCTTCAACCGGTATTTCAGTTTCAGGTGCAGTTGGTGCAGCTGGTGGTGTAACAGGAGCTGTTTGTGCTGGCGCTGGCGGGATTGGTGTTTCTTCTTCTTGTTCATTCGTTTCACCACCTTTTACTAAGAAATATTTTTTGTCATCAATGTTTTCTTCTTCATTAAATAATGACAAGTTACCTCTATAACCTTCATTTACATTTACCTCTTTCACAATAAGGTTTAAACGTTTTAATGCTTGTGAATAAGACGAATAATATTTTCTATTTTTCATCGGTTCAATATATTCACTAACTGATTCGGTTAAACCCTTTTTTATAACATATCCATTTTTTTCTTTTGTAATATGATATGTATTTCCATCTGCTAATGTTTTTGAATATTCTAAAGATTCACTCTCGTTAATTGACTGAGGTGTATTTAAATTATATTTAGAAATTTCTAAAATTCTATGAATTTTTTCCATTCCTCCTAATTTTTCACTACCAATAGGTTTTAATTTTCCCATATTTCGATTTTTTTGTTATTATTTTTTATATATAAATATGTACAATTAATCAATTCTACATTTACTCAATAGAAAGTTTGTTATCTATGAGTTTCAACGGAGTTTTGTATAATTTGTCAATATAACCATTTCTTCGTAATACTTTAAAAACTAAATTTTCTAAACTCATCTCACCCCCATCTTTTAAACCACTTAATCTGAATTTTTTCAGTTTATTTTTAAATTGATTCAATGTTTTTTCAATTGTTTCAATATCTTGTTCTTCCATATTTTTTATTGAAGAATCAATTGTTCTCATCCATTGTTTAGATTTATTTTTCACCTCATCAAAATCTACTTTGATATTAAACTTTTTCGGGGTTTTTAACCATTCATCATTAAGTATTGAATAAACACCTCCACTTATACCTTTCATATCAGTATCCTCAATAAAAAACTCAACATCGAAACCGAAAATTTTAACGTCCCTTTTTTGATTGAAAATTACTTTTTTTAAATCAAAATATTCAACATACATATCCTTAAGTTCCTTGGAAAATTGTTTGTAATCAATTAATATGTGTACATCAATATCAGAAAACTTCGACCAGTTGTAATTAGCAATCGAACCAACTACAATGATATCATCAATAACAACATCGATATCTAAACTTTCAATAAATTGGTAAGTTATTTCAAGTAAATTTTTTCTAACCTTGGGGTTCAATTTATATTTCTGACCTTCAGGGTCACCCATATGTTTTTCATTTGGTAGGTACCATATTTTTGGGTACAACTTATCTTGTATCTCAAAACTACTTAAAATATTTTCAATATTACTCATGTCTGATAAATATTCAGATACATAGGAAATATACGTCAAATTTTTTTGTACTTATAGTTTTTAGCTATTGAGGAACTGAAAAACTTACCTTGTGATTCTGATAACCTGAATCTAGTATATATCGTGTGTGGTACATCATCGTATTCATATTTAGTACCATTTTTGAATTCAATAACCATTTTTTTAGTTGCAGTATCATACTCACTTCTAACTAAATTACTGGATTGTACTTCATTTATTATTTTTGTTCCTACTATTTGTTCGTTTAAAATTGCCATATTTTTAAATTTAAAAAACCCCCATTTATATTGGGGGTTAAAGTTAATTAATTTTTTTTAATTCATCCCTTATCTCAATAGCCCTTTCAAAATCTTGTTTTTCAATTGCTAATTCCATTTCTTTTTTTAAGGTTTCAATCTTACCTTTATTTTTTTGAAGTTCTTTTATCTCATCTCTAATTTTAGCGGCTTGTTCAAAATCCTGATTTTTGATACATTCATTCAATTTATTTTCCAAATCTTTTTTTGTATTGTGGTTAGGTGCTGTCCATTTTGTATTTGGATTTATTACAAAGTGGATAGAGGTGATAATACCATCTTTGGTTTTTCTGACTGAGTTTCTAAATTTACTAAAATCGGTATCAAGGTCATCATACTTCAAGTTTTCTAAGAAACTTTCAAATGGGGTTGATGGTTTGTGTTTACCACCAAAAATCTCGTCTAAAATTTTCTCAAATTTTTTATAAAAATCGTTATCCATATTAAATTATTTGTTTTTAAGTTTATTTTACATAGTATTGTACGAATTATATACCAAATAAAGATTATAATCAATATTGTCAGTTTGTATTTAAAAATACTGACATTTTGTCATCACAAGATTGTTGAAAATACCAAATAAAACATTATTATTGAATAAAAAAAGTTATGATAGAATCTAAAGATGGAGATTACTCAAGTAAAGGTAAAGGTGATACACCAGTACTAAATAACTTTGCGAAAGATTTGGTTAAACTTGCTGAAGAGGGAAAATTAGACCCTGTTGTAGGTAGAGATAGAGAAATAACAAGAATAGCTCAAATATTATCGAGAAGGAAGAAAAATAACCCAATCATAATTGGTGAACCTGGTTGTGGAAAAACCGCAATCGTTGAAGGTTTAGCTTTGAAAATTTTGAATGGTGATTGTCCTAGAAACTTAATGGATAAAAGAATAATGTCTTTAGATATGACCTCAATCGTTGCGGGAACTAAATACAGAGGACAATTTGAAGAGAGAATGAAAGTTATCATAGAAGAACTACAATCTGCTCCGAATATTATTTTATTTATAGATGAAATCCATCAAATTGTTGGTGCAGGTAACTCTTCAGGTTCATTAGATGCCTCCAACATTTTTAAACCCGCTTTAGCAAGAGGAGAAATACAATGTATTGGGGCAACAACATTGGATGAATACAGAAAAAATTTTGAAAAGGATGGTGCTTTAGAAAGACGATTCCAAAAAGTGATTGTTGACCCCTCAACCAAAGACGAAACGTTACAAATTTTGTTAAATGTTAAAGACAAATATGAAAATTATCATAAAGTAAATTATAGTGATGATGTTCTGAAACTTTGTGTTGATTTAGCAGAAAGATATATTACGGATAGAGAATTTCCAGATAAAGCATTTGATATTATTGATGAGGTAGGTGCAAGGAGTCAAGTGGAAATAAAAATGCCTCAAATTGTTGAGGATTTGAAATCTCAGGCTTTAGAAATAAAAAAACAAAAGATAGATGTGGTTAAAAGCCAAAATTACGAATTAGCCGCTGATTTGAGGGATAAAGAAACAAAAATACTAGATAAGTTAGAGGAGGAAAAAAAGAAATTTGAATTCGATTTGTTGAATAAAAAGAAAGAGGTTAGTATAGAACTAGTTTATGAAGTGGTATCCAATATGACTAAAATCCCTGTTTCGAAAATGGATTCAGACGAAACAAATAAACTTTCCTCTCTTGATAACAATTTGGCATCAAAGGTTATTGGTCAATCTGAAGCAGTTTTAAAAATTGCCAAAGCCATTAGAAGAAATAGATTGGGAATCAAAGACCCAAATAAACCAATTGGTTCATTTATTTTTTTAGGTTCGACAGGTGTTGGTAAAACTTACCTTGCAAAACAATTAGCCAAAGAAATATTTGGTAGTGAAGAAAATCTGATTAGGGTTGATATGTCAGAGTTTCAAGAAAAACACTCGATATCAAGATTAATTGGTTCACCTCCAGGTTATGTTGGTTATGATGAAGGTGGTCAACTTACCGAACAAGTAAAAAACAAACCATATTCAGTCATTTTATTCGATGAAATTGAAAAAGCAAATAAAGATGTGTTTGCAACCTTACTACAAGTACTTGATGATGGACATCTTACAGATGGTTTAGGTAGAAAAATTAATTTCAAGAATTGTATCATTATTATGACCTCAAATCTTGGTGTAAAAAAACTACAAGATTTCGGAACAGGAGTTGGTTTCAAAACTAATGCTAATGTTTATATTGAGGAAGAGCATAAGAGGGATATGTTGAAAAAAGAACTACAGAAATTTTTTGCTCCTGAGTTCCTAAATCGTATTGATGAGATTATTGTATTTAACACATTAAAGGAAGAAGAGGTCAAACAAATAGTTAAATTAGAGGTGGATAAACTAATTAAAAGATTAAAAGGGTTGAATTATAATATTTCTTGTGATGATTCAGTTTTAGAATTGATTTCTAAAGTTGGTTTTGATGAAACATATGGGGCTAGACCAATTAAAAGAGCAATACAAGATAAAATTGAAGATTTTGTTTCGGAAGAAGTTTTAAATGGTAAAATTTTAGAAAATGAAGAGTATGTTTTAACAACTGAAAGTGAAAATATAGTTTTTAAAGAAAAAGAAGTTAAGAAAACAAAAAAGAAAAAAGGGACTGAATAGTCCCTTTTTTTTATTTTATTAATTGTTTAAATCTATCAATTTCTTCTTTCAAGTTTTCTTCTTTTTTCTTTTCTTCAGTTCCTGATGTTTGACCTGCTGTTGTAAAAGGACTTGTTGTTTTTTTTGTTGTTGTGGTCGTTGTTACATCAAGTTCAATTTCCTCAGGTTTACTTAAATCATCTTCAGGTGATATCTCATCCTTGGATTTACTCAAATCTTTTCCAATCTGAGATTTTTTGGAACCTGGTATTATATCCAATCTTTGTCCACTTAACTTTTCTGTTGCCAATATATTTATTTCGCCCAAAGCTTTTTTATAACCAGGAAAGAATGGTTCCCATTTTGAAGTTACATAATCCAAAAGTTTTAACAACCTCATTTTTTTCTCAGGGGCTATGGATAATTTATCAACCCTTGGTTTTAACTCTTTTAACTCCTCCATAAATTTTTCAATATCGTCAAGTTCTCTGATTACCTTTTGGCTTCTATTTTTAATTTTACTCAAATATTTAAAATAACCGAAACTTTCACCTTTCACAAAACCCTTAACACCTTGAAAAAAATCACCTACCTTTGTACCACTCAAAATCTCATCTAATTCTTTTGTCTCTGATTCGGTTTCTACAATCATTTTAGATAATCTTTCAATATCATTTTTGTTAATATTTCTATATTTACTCATAATTTTTTATTTATAAATATATTAATATATCGAAAAATTATTTTTTCTTGTATTTTTGAAATCCTAATTCCTCAATCATATTCTTTGCTATATCCAAAGTATTATAAACATCATCAACAATCACATATTCGTGTTCTGTGTGATAATTATAATAACCAACAGCAAAGTTTATACAAGAAAAGTCAAATTGTTGTTTAAGTGCATAAACATCAGTATAAGGGTGGGATTGGTATTTGTTTCTACCATCAAAACCTTCCGTTAATACTCTATCACATTTATCGAAGAAATCACTACCCTTGTCAAAAAGTTTTACACCCATACAATACTCACTCACCATCCAATTACCAGGTGCGTCAAATTGCATAACATAACCAACATTTGAAAAGAAATCTTTATCAGCTTTTTTAGACCCATGACATCCTGTTTCTTCTGAAACAAAGAAAGCCGCTTTGACATTTGGTAATTGTTTTAATAACTCCAAACAAACATATACACCACACTTATCATCACCCCCAATTCCAGTGGGTAATCCTTGGTCATTAAATGCCTTCAAGGCCATCTTTAATTGGTTTTGGTCATTGGGTAACATCATCTCACGAATATTGATTGTATCTAACTCGTGAACCGTGTCTGTGTGGGCAACAACACAAGGAAAATATTCAACTTCATCAGTTTGTTTGGTGGCATAAACATTCCCCATTTTATCAACAAAATAAGGAATATTATTTTCAACCATCCATTCGGTTAAAAATTGAATCATTAAATCCTCTTTATATGTTTTGGTGGGGACAGATAAAACCCTTTTTAGAAAATTGATATTTTGTTCCATAGAACAATATTACACAATTCTTTTCAATTTTCTAACTAAACTTTCAAAAAGTTCTGGAGATTGTAAATAATTTACAAATTCCTCAAAGGTATAACTTCTTTTTTGGCCTCTCGTCCCATCCCAATGTATAAGAATAATTTTAGAATCATTTTTACTTATTTCTTCTATTCTAAACATTTTTTTGGGGTCGGTTGGTAGTGGATATTGTCTTCCTATTTCATATCCCAATTTACTCAACTTGTTAAGAATTTCTCCGTATTCCTTGAATCTTTCAAACTTTTCAGGTTCATTTTCAATTTCTTCCATTATTCGGTCTAACCCCTCACTTGCTACTTCATTGAATTTTTTATCATCGAAATCATAACTCTCGAAACCTTCATTGTGATATTGACCAATGTTCAAGTCCATTTCTTTACCAATCTCCTCAAATAATTCCAATATTGTTGCTGTTTTATTTTGTGTTTTTCTGTATAAACTCAAAAGAACATTCACAGTAGTCACATAATAAGTGAAAACACCTTTATTTCTGAAAACTCCATAATTTTGAAAAATATCCGCAATATCTTTGATTGCAGTTTCTTTTATTTTATCGTTTGCTGCCTCATTTCTTAAATCAGTGTATTCCTCTTGTAACCTTTCACCAAACCATGCAAAATTACTATCTAAAAACTTACTAACACTACTTCGATATGAATCTTCATTACCATCTTTATACATTTTTGCAAGTTCAGGTGATAAAAAAGCTATTATATCTCTTAATCTATCATAATTTTCAGTGTTCAAATTTCCAATTAAATATCCTTCTTTCCATTCTTCATAAGCGTAATCATAATCCAACACATTATAAGAACTATATCTACCTCCAAATATAGATTCCAATATATTTTTATCCCAATCTTTTTCTTCAAACTCAAAAAAACCGAAATATTCATTTTCACTGAATTCAAGTTGAATCATACTTTTACCAGGTGTTTTCGTGTTGTAAGTAATCCCAACCATACACTCATCCGCACTTTTCAAATCCCATCTATCAACCTTCTTGCCAGCTTTAATCAATAACAACATTTCATAAGCGTTTTCGGGTTTAATAAAATCAACAAGTTTGGATTCTAATTGTGGATAATCCTCAATAACATCCATAAAGTTATTTACCATCCCATCAAAATCTAATACATCAGTGTAACCATTTCTTACCTGATTCATTGCGTAACTATTCTCACCATCTTTATCAACGATTAAGTAGATATCACCATATCTATTGAACTTATTATATTCACCCTTCAATCTTTCAGAAGCGTAATAGTCCATTGCGTCATACCCTTTTACTTTGATAAATAAAACCTTATCATCCTCAAATATAATCTCTGATTGTTTGTCAGCTAACTCCTTCGGTGTCATCAAAAAATTTTCTTAATAAATAGTTCTAAATGTTGGTTTGATTAGTTTTTATATTTATATTTGTATTCATAAAGTTAATTGAAAATATGGGGGTAATCTGGAATCGACTGACATTGTTGGTTATTCGGGGCATGTCAGACCTAAACTAAGTCTGTTAAACTGGTTTGAAACGAT